TTAAATGTTTCTACTTGGAAGAGGTGGTAAGCAATCTCATCTGTAGATTTAAGTTTGTTGTAGTATTTATCTAGGCGCATATCTAGTTTACGTTTGCGTTCTAGATTAGATACAGTGGGGATGGCTTTATGTAGTTCATCAATACGTCCTTTAAGATATTGGATCTCTAGGAGCTTATGTATTTCTTGTTCTGTCATGTTAGTAGTTTTTAGGGATTATGTTTAGAGAGAGGAACCATCTCCCCCATCCTATTTCTAGAGAGTAATAGCCGTTAAGATCTAGGGTGTAACCTATGAGTATTGTAGGTAGTACAGAGAAGTGTCCCCAGGTTTTAAGAGTTGTCAGCTCTACTATCCAGTTTTTCATCTTGCAATCTTTTAATTTCTTTGGCATGAAACATCATTAGCTTCATATCTGTGTTTATACGGAAGCGTGACTCTTGCCATTGTTTTATATGCCACTTAAGGTCATTGCTTTGTTCCTTTGCTTTCATTGTATTTTGCTTTTACTCTATCTGAGATGGGTATACTATCACCATTCTCATCTATTCTTACAAATCTTATGTTGGTACAAAGTATAACAGACTGCTGCCCGGAGTATACGTTGTGTGCTCGTGCTTCCATGTAGATTGTCATGGATGAGTTACCAATGTGTACTACTTCCCCGTAGATCTTTATAAGCTGTCCTTCTTTAGCTGGCTTTTTAAATATGCATTTATCTATCATTACTGTAACCATGCGGGGTGTGTCACAGACCTCCATTGCATACGCCGCCCCTGCTGCATCCAACCAGGCTAAGAGTTTGCCACCAAAGAGATTGGCATGAAAGCCTAGATCACTTTTTTTAACGGGGTGTGTTGTGATTAAGTGCATTTATTTGAGTATTGATCTCTTCTAGGTGTTGTTTTATTTCCAGTGCTTCTTTTAGAGCTTCTAAACCACTGGATCTTTGAATATCATACAGTCTGTGCTGTAACCATTCACGCTCTTGTTGTAGTTTGTCTAGAGTCATATTACTAATTTAAGTCCTACGTGGACATAATTTAATTGTGGATTCACTTGCAATATACTAAAAGTCCCATATAAGTAACTGATTATCTGATAGTCCACTCCTGCTCTACCTATAAGTATGCTTGGATTATGATTTAGTCTATATGCTGGGCCTCCGTAGATTCTTAATTCGCGAATTGCAAATTCATACTGTAAAAAGGTATAGGCAGCACCATGATGACCTTCACCCATTGCAAGTAACCCTATAAAAAGTTTGTCATAACCTGCTTCTGCAACTACACCTCTAGCGTGAAAACATGATATATAGCCAATGCCACCAGATTTTTTATTAGACAGCTCATACTTAGGAATATCAAAATATGGGCTACACTCTTGTGCTTTTATACTATATGTGCTGACTAAAGTAATCAGTATAAAAAGATACTTCATCTTTTGTATAATAGTTGAGTGTTAGGTTCAATGGAGCTGTGGTTGTAGTAAACCATTCTGGATATACTCCTGTAGATTGAATAACTGTATAGATCTCTTCCATACCACCAAGGTAATAAATAAATTTTAAATATTTAAACTTATTTTGTATATTAGTATTGTAAACTTAAAACCAACAATCATGGCAGATAATAATATGTCAGAAGAAGAATACGCAGAACGTAAAGAAAAATTACATGCGTTTTATACTACAGAAGTAGAGTATCTAACAAAGCAGTTAGAATATGAACAATTGCTTAGAGATATATCAAAAGCTCGTGCAGAAAGACTGCAAGCTGATGCATATGTATTGCAAATGACCCAATCAGAGGAAGATGTTGAAAATGCTAGTGAATAAGGTAGATAAAAGGGTAAAGCTTGATAAGAGAGATGTGGTTAAATACCAAATTTTGACTCATTGCTTTCTGAATAACATCCAAGTTAGTGAGTCAGATCTTAGATGTCTTACTGAATTAGGTTTATCAGAGCAAGAAGAGCTTACTTCTTTTTGTAATAGAGTTGCAGAGCTTAAGATATTTAAGACTCCTCAGTCAGCACGTAACGCTATTAATAAAGCAGAGAAGAAGAACCTGCTTGTTAAACAAGGAAAAGGTCGTAAAACCATTCGTTTGAATGATACGCTGAATATACAGGTCAACGGAACTGTATTGTTAGATTTTAAATTTGTTGCAGTTGAAGCCGAAGAAGTACAAAGAGATAACCAGTAAGCTTGTAGAAGAGAATAACTGGAATGAAGAACTTGTATCAGACGCAATAAGCTTCTTTTACAGCCGTGTTAGAAGGGCTCTGTCGTCATTAGAGGATACAAGTATACTAATACCTAAGCTAGGTACTTTTAAAGCCAGGAGAGCGAAAGTTAGAAAGTTGATCCAGGATAAGGAAAATCTTTTGACTAAGCTTAATCCTCATGAGTTTACTAAGTATGACTCTTTTAGAAAAAATAGTACAGATTTAGTTAAGCTCAAAGCACTAGAAGAAAAGTTTGAAAAACTTAATACCAATAAGAATGAATTCAATAAAGAAAACAGTAAGGATTCTTAAAGAGGTTTGGTCTAAAAGACATAGAATCTTAGAAGGTATTAAAAACTATATGGTTAAAACTGATCATGTAGAAAAGATAGCTGAAGTAAGAATGAGTATTTGCAAGGAGTGTCCTCTTATAGACTTAAAGGGTACTAAATGCTTTGCTCCTGGTACCCAACCCTGTTGCGGTAGCTGTGGATGCTCATTAGAATTTAAGACACGCAGCGTTGGGGACACGTGTCCAGAAGGAAAATGGTAAGTTATGTCTGTAGTATTTACAGAAGAGAACCACAAATATGAAAGTATAGATGGCGAGCCAATCATTTGGACTAGCACTACATCTGTCATTTCTAAATTTAAGCAACCTTTTGATAGAGACGGTGTTGCAGAAAAGGTATCTAAAAGTCCTAAGTCTAAATGGTTTGGTAAAACTCCTGATCAGATTAAATCAATCTGGGATGCAGAAGGAGAAAGAGCTATGGAATTAGGTAATTGGTACCATAACCAACGTGAAAGTGATCTCCTTGAGTTCAGTACTATTGAACGTTACGGCAAGGAAGTACCTATAGTAAGACCTATTATAGAAGGTCATAAAAAGTTTGCTCCATCTCAAAAACTAACAGATGGTGTATATCCAGAGCTACTTGTATATCTTAAATCTGCAGGCGTTTCAGGTCAGTCAGATTTAGTAGAAGTTGTAAATGGGTATGTACATATTACAGATTACAAAACAAACAAAGAGATTAAGAGCAAGTCTTATGTAAACTGGGAAGGTGTATCTAAAAAGATGTTAGCCCCTGTAGCACACCTTGATGATTGTAATTTAAACCATTATAATTTACAGTTATCCCTTTACATGTATATTATCTTAAAGCATAATAGACGTCTTAAACCTGGCAATCTAGTTATACAGCATGTCAAGTTTAAGAAAGAAGAGGAAGACGCAAATGGGTACCCTATTTATGCCCGTACTCCTCAAGGAGATCCTGTTATTGAAGATATAGTTTACTACGAACTACCATATCTAAAAGAAGAGGTGGCAAACATTTTGAAACATTTAAAAGAAAATCAAGAATGCTAGTAAAACTATTTGATATTCAGAATGGGACAGTTATTCCGTCAGAACATTCTTATACTCTTAACTTCTTAAAAGTGATTAGAGAAGAATATCCTGAAGATCATCTGGATGTATATGCTTATATATTTTATATGACTTGTCCTAATCCTGATATGAATCCTTTCTTTAATATTCCTGATAGGGATAAGGAGGAACTGATTCTTAGGGAGTTACGGACAGGAGAAGAGTTTTCTGAATTTGATCCTGAAGATCTCTCTATAAAAGAGGCGGTTAAGAATTGTGCCCTTATGTATGAGACACCTACCTATAGAGCTTATAAAGGTATTGCTTCTATGCTAGATCGTCTAGCGGATTATATGATCAAAACTCCTATAGAACATGGAAGGGATGGGAATATTAATCAGATAGTAAATGCAGCTGCTAAATTTGAACAGATTAGAAATTCTTTTAAAGGAGCTTATTCAGATCTTCAAGAAGAGCAGAAGTCATCTGTTAGAGGTGGTCAAAATCTATCATATGATCAAATGTGATGTCTGATATCTTAATCCCTTGTTATAATAGTAAGGACCAAAGCTGGTCTGAGGTAAAGTTCGGACATAAAAATGAACTTGTCAAGTTTATAACTGAACTTTTTAAAGAACCTGGGCTATATAATTTTACTGAAGAGACTGAAGTGTTTAACTCTGAAGCCAGTAAATTCAATAAATATGGAGTTTATTGTACTGCTCCGTTTATGTCAAAAGAATTTATTGCATATTGGGATGATCAGAAAAATAAATGCAGAAATGGTATTATAGTAAAGGGGACAAATGACACATGGTATCTTACTAGAGACTATTACATGTGGTTAAATTTCTTACCAATCTATGATAAAGAAGAAAAGAAGTATGGCTTTGCTAAGGTTAGAGATGCTCAGTATCACATGGCCTTATATGAATGGTTGGCAGAAGCTAATTACAAACATTCTGCTATTCTGAAAAAACGTCAGATAGCATCGTCATATTTTCATGCAGGTAAACTAATAAATACTTATTGGTTTGAAGAGGGTGCCATCCTTAAGATGGGAGCTTCTTTGAAATCTTATGTGAATGATGAAGGTACTTGGAAATTCTTAGATGAATATAAGAACTTTTTGAATGAACATACTGCTTGGTATAGACCAGCAAACCCAGATAAGACGCTACTTTGGGAGCAAAAAATTGAAGTATCTATAAATGGTAGAAAGACTAATAAAGGTCTGATGTCTAAGATACAGGGTATGTCTTTTGAAAAGAATGCAACCAAAGGTGTAGGGGGTCCTGTAACTTATTTCTTTCATGAGGAAGCAGGTATTGCTCCTAAGATGGATCAGACATATGAATACATAAGACCTGCAATGTCGTCAGGTCAAATAACTACTGGTATGTTCATTGCAGCAGGATCAGTGGGTGATTTGGATCAGTGTGAGCCGCTGAAACAAATGGTACTTAATCCAAAATCAAATGACATCTACGCAGTACAAACCAACCTGCTAGATGAAAAAGGTAGTAGAGGTGAAGTGGGACTCTTTATACCTGAGCAGTGGTCAATGCCGCCTTTTATTGATGAGTGGGGTAACTCATTAGTAGAAGAATCATTAAAAGCTATTCAGGAAGAGAGAGCAACATGGAAAAGAGATTTAAGTCCTGAGCAATATCAATTGAGAATTTCTCAAAAACCAACAAATATTGCAGAGGCGTTTGCTTATCGTAAAGAGTCACTCTTCCCTCAAAACCTTATCTCTTCACAAACACAACGTATTGAAGATAAAGAGTATCCAGTAGAATACTTAGAACTAGAGTGGACAGAGAATGGTACAGATGTTATAGCTCATAAAAGCAGAAAGCAGCCTATTAATACATTTCCTGTAGATAAACGTCAAGAAGATAAAACAGGTGTACTATGTGTTTATGAAAGACCTGTAGATAAGCCTGAGTTTGGAATGTACTATGCAAGTGTGGATCCTGTTGGAGAAGGTAAAACAACCACTTCTGAGTCACTTTGTAGTATCTATGTATATAAGAATCCAGTAGAGGTAACAAAGATTACTGACGAGGGACCTAAGAGCTTTGTAGAAGGTGATGGCATTGTGGCTGCATGGTGTGGTAGATATGATGATATTAATAAGACACACGAGCAGTTAGAAAAAATTATTGAATATTATAAAGCCTGGACACTAGTAGAGAATAACGTATCTTTATTTATTCAATACATGATTGCAAAGCGTAAACAAAAATGGTTAGTACCTAAAGATCAGGTTCTGTTTCTTAAAGACTTAGGTAGTAATAGAAGTGTATATGCTGAGTATGGTTGGAAAAATACTGGTACACTGTTTAAGTCTCACTTAATTAACTATGCAATTGAGTATTTAAAAGAAGAAATAGATATTGAAACTGACACCGATGGTACTATATTAAAAAGAACCTTTGGTGTTGAACGTATACCTGACATCATGCTTATGAAAGAGATGCAGGCATATCAGCCTGGTGTTAACGTGGATAGACTTGTATCATTTGCAGCATTGATAGGATTTGCAAAAGTACAGCAAGCTAATAGAGGTTACGCTAAAAGAGTTGATAATGAGTCATCTGTAAAATTGGATAATACGCAGAAAATGACTAAATTAAATATGAGTCCCTTTAGACATATTGGAGGGAAAGGTAAAGGTATTATGGGAGGTAAAGGAAAGCGTTCCGCTTTTAAAAATATAAGATAACATGCCTAAGATTATAAATGCAATGCAGGCTAAGGCCGGTGCAAGGGTAGAGAAAAATAAAATGGGCACCCTTGAACAGCCTACACAATTTCTTCCAGAAAAGAAGAAAGATAAGGAGTGGGCTGCATGGAACATAGACTGGATTGAAGTACAAGGTCAGAAGCAACTTAAGAGAAACTCTAGACGTTTGCTTAAGAACTATAAGCTGGCTAAAGGTATCATTGATAAAACTGACTACATTGTAGAAGAAGATAACCTTTATGCTGATTTAGTAGACCAATTGACCCAAGAAGATGTATCTGCATTAGAACTCAAATTCTACCCAATTATCCCAAATGTTATCAATGTTCTTATGGGGGAGTTTGCATCTAAGTATGCAAGAGTTACTTTTCGTGCAGTAGATGATACTTCTTATAATGAGCTCTTAGAGCAGAAAAGAGCAATGATAGAAGAAACTTTATTAGCTGATGCAGCTTCTAAGATTCTTACTAAGTTAGCTCAGCAGGGTGCAGATTTTCAGAATCCTGAAATTCAGCAAATGCTTTCTAAACAAAATCTTAAAACTCTTCCAGAAATTGAAGACTTCTTCCGTAAAGATTATAGATCTATGGTTGAAGAATGGGCAATGCATCAGACTAAAGTAGATGAAGAGCGTTTTAAAATGTATGAGCTTGAAGAACGTGCATTTAAAGATATGCTCATTACAGATAGAGAGTTCTGGCATTTCCGTATGGGAGAAGATGATTATGATATTGAACTGTGGAATCCTGTTCTTACATTCTATCATAAGTCTCCAGATGTGCGTTATATCTCACAAGCTAACTGGGTTGGTAAATCAGATATGATGACGGTTGCTGATGTCATTGATAAGTATGGTTACTTAATGACAGAGGATCAAATTAAAGAACTAGAAGAAGTTTATCCTGCACGTTCTGCAGGTTATGCTATTCCAGGTATTCCTAATGATGGATCTTTTTATGATGGTACTAGATCTCCAGAATGGAATAGTATTGAAAACGGTTCTTTAGGTTACCGTCAATTTATGGCACATACTGAACTAGGTTTAGGTGCTGGTGGTGATATTGTAGATTGGATTCTTGGTGAGTCAGAAGACTTGTTTGATTTTGGTAATACATTCATGTTAAGAGTTTCTACTGTATATTGGAAAACTCAAAGACGTGTGGGTCATCTTACAAAGGTTTTAGAAGATGGTACTGTTATTCAAGATATTGTTACTGATAACTATACTGTAGTTGATAAACCTTTATATAATACTACATCATCTAAGCAGAAAACTAAAGAGAATGTAATCTTTGGTGATCATATTGATTGGATTTGGATTAATGAAGTTTGGGGTGGTGTTAAAATTGGACCTAATCATCCTACATATTGGGGTATGACTTCACCAGATGGTATTGAAGCTATCTACTTGGGTATTGATAGACCTGAACCAGGAAGACTTAAATTCCAATTTAAAGGGGATCAAACATTATATGGTTGTAAGCTACCTGTAGAAGGTGCTGTATTCTCTGATAGAAATACAAAATCTGTATCTCTAGTAGATTTAATGAAACCATATCAAATTGGATATAACATTGTAAATAATCAGATTGCTGATATTCTTGTAGATGAATTAGGTACAGTAATTATGCTTGACCAAAATGCTATTCCACGTCACTCACTAGGAGAAGACTGGGGTAAAAATAATTTGGCTAAAGCATATGTGGCAATGAAGGATTTCCAAATGCTTCCTCTTGATACATCTATTACTAATACAGAAAACGCTCTTAACTTTCAGCATTATCAGGTGTTAAATCTAGAGCAGACTAATAGATTGCTTTCTAGAACTCAACTTGCTAACTACTTTAAGAATCAAGCATTTGAATCTATTGGTGTAAATGCAC